AACAAAAGCAAGCATTGATAACTCTGCGGCGAAAATACAAATACAACACCTCTCAATTTATTCGTGAAGCTATTGCCGAAAAATTGCAACGGGAAAAGGATGACATCTTTAAACAATACAAGGAAATTCAGGCATACTTAAATAGAGACTGTCCATTTTAATACTGATTTTTTAAATATATATCTATTTCATTACCAATTACTTACACCAACCTCATACCAACCTTGTATTATTTTTATTTTATCTTTTCATTTTTAATCTAAATTTGTTGTTGCTATTATATTATTTAGCGTTCTAGCATAGATACAGAGATACAGAGATGAAGAGATGAAGAGATGAAGAGATTAAAATCACCGGTAGAGCGTAAGCCTGAGAACAGAACAGGACCTAAACCTAAGTGGGTGACAATGCCGAATGGTTTAGAGTACGTCAAGAATCTGGGTAGATTAGGTCTTACGAATAATGAGATTTGTGAAGCCTTCGGTGTAGTTGAACAGACTATCTATAATTGGTCACAAGATTATCCTGAATTCGCAGAAGCCTTAGAAGAAGGAAGATTACAATCAACAGCGAAGGTGATTGATGCTGTATATAGAAGAGCCACAGGTTGTTCCGTACCAGAGACAAAAATCCTAACACAGAATGTGAAAGAGTATGATGAACAAGGGCATCTATTACGAGAATACACAAAACCACTGGTGGTAGAAACAGTAAAACATTTTCCACCTGATACCGGAGCAGCTATTTTCATTCTTCATAATAGAACAAGACATTTAGCAAATCCATGGTCTAATAGACAGCATGTAGAACTAACAGGAAAAGACGGTAAAGAATTAAATTTACAACCTAGATTAGACACACAACATCTAACCTTAGAACAGTTGAAAGCAGCACAAACCTTATTTCCAGAAATAGTTATCAATAATGACAATACAACTAAGAAATAGATGAGTAATACGATTTCCATATCGCAATTACCAGATGAAATGAAGAAATTGATTTCTAATCCTCATCTATTACAGCGAGAAATCAATAACCGTTCATTCTATGAGTTTGTGAAATACTTCTGGTCTGAAATATCCACCGAGAAATTAGTAGATAACTGGCATATTAAGGTGATATGTGATGCCTTGCAAAGATTAGCGGAAAGAGTATCAGAAGGATTACCCTTAGAACATGATATTCTACTAAATGTCCCTCCAGGAAGTAGTAAGACAACATTAACAGGTATTCTATTTCCAGCATGGTGTTGGAGTAGATGGTACTGGATGAAAATCATTACAGCATCTTATAGTAATACATTGGCTTTAGAGCCTGCTGAGGTATGTAGGGATTTGATTAAGAGTGACAGATATCAAGAAATATACCCGGAGATAGGGATTAAGGGGGATAAAGATCAGAAATCAAATTTTAGAGTTATAAAAAGCGTACGGTATGGTAAGGGTACGAGAGTCAAGCAGTTAGTAGGAGGTGCTCGGTTTTCAACATCAGTAGGAGGTACCTTAACAGGGATGCACTGCCATATCTGGATAGTGGATGATCCGTTATCCGCTCAAGATGCTATATCAAAAGTGAAGCGTCAGACTGCTCTTCATTGGATGACACAGACCTTATCTCTCAGAAAAATAAATAAAGAAACAACGGCTGGTATTTGTGTAATGCAGAGACTCCACCCAAATGATCCCGCGGGGCACCTTTTGAAGTTGAAAGAGGAGAAAGGTAAGAAATTAAAGCATTATTGTTTTCCTGCAGAATTAGGACCTTACGGGCATAAGGTACGCCCCTTCAAATATCGGAAATTCTATACGGATGGATTATTCGATGTAAATAGAATGCCAAGACAGGTTTTGTTAGATGCTTTGATCGATTTAGGTCAATATGGGTATGCTGGACAAATGGGGCAAGATCCTGCACCTCCATCAGGGGGGATGTTCAAGGTAGATATGATTAACATTGTAGATACCATTAGTACCGCGGGTGTGATTAAATCTATTGTAAGATATTGGGATAAGGCAGCGACTAAAGATGGTGGAGCCTTTACAGCCGGAATAAAGATAGCAAAGACATCTGCCGGTAAATATATTATCTTGGATGTGAAGAGGGGTCAGTGGGTTTCTCATGAGCGAGAGCAGGTGATAAAAGCGACAGCAGAAGCCGATGGAAGAAATGTAAGTATCTGGATAGAGCAAGAGCCTGGTAGTGGAGGGAAAGAATCTGCAGAACAGACGATTAGAATGTTAGATGGATATGTTTGTAAAGCGGAACGTTCTTTTGGAAATAAGATATATAGAGCAGACCCATTTTCCGTACGGGTTAATTTAGGAGATGTATATCTTATACGAGCACCTTGGAATTCTGATTTGTTAGAAGAAATGAGATTATTCCCATATAGTACGTATAAGGATCAAATAGATGCCGCCGGAGCAGGCTATGCAAAGTTGAACGGTAAAAAAGAGGTTAAAATGTTATAAGTATGTCAAATGCAATTTCTACATATACGAGACAATTATTAGACAGAATGGGATTAGCCAGACTGGTTGGTAAGCAATACGATGGTAATCGAGACATCTATAAGGTGTTAGGTTATGATGTAGATTTAGATTTCCAATCCTTCTTTTCCCGATATACGAGACAAGACATTGCGAAGGCTATTATAGATAGACCTGTGCAGGCTTCTTGGAAAGGTGGGTTTGAGATTAATGAGATTGGAGAAAATGAAAATTCTGAATTTGTAAAACAATTCAACACCATTAAGGATGATAATCAGTTGGAAGAGATATTCCGCAGAGTTGATAGATTGGCATCGTTAGGTGAGTTTGCTGTATTGTTCATTGGGTTTGATGATGTGAAATTTGCAAAGGATCAGGCATCCCCTGTTCAATCGGCAAGGGGTATCCGGTACATTAAACCAATCGGACAAAATAATGTAACCATTTCAGCCTATGAAACAGATTCTACGTCTGAGCGGTTTATGAAGCCTAAGTTGTACGGAATTAATCTGTCAGAAGGTGGTATGCAGTCTTCTGTATTGATTGTACATCATTCAAGAATTGTACACATTGTAGAAGACCCCTTTGAATCAGAGATATTTGGTACCCCCAGATTAGAGGCTGTCTATAATAGACTAGTCGATTTGGAGAAGTTAGTAGGTGCCAGGTAGATCCAGAGTTTCAATTACCTGAAGGCTATGATGAGACTATCAAAGAACAGATGGACGAGTATGAAAATGGTCTAAGACGATTGTTTGCTTTACAGGGCATGAAATTGAACGCTTTGGATTCACAAATAGAGGATCCGAAGAGTCATGTTGATGTGCAATTGATGATGATAAGTGCCGCGACCAACATCCCGAAACGATTATTGGTAGGGAGTGAAGCGGCAGAGTTAGCCTCCAGTCAAGATAGTAATAATTGGAAAGAGTACATCGAGAGTAGAAGAGACGAACATACAACACCACATATCATTTGTATCATTTGTAATTTTATTACCTGCTTGCAGAATGCTAAGGTATTGACCGTAGATATTGATTATACGGTTATTTGGACAGACTTATTTTCACAATCTGATAAGGATAGGGCTGAGGTAGGTAAATTAAGAGCGGGTGCCTTGAAGGAATACACCACAAATGGATTGGCATTAGATATGATTCCTTTAGAATCGTTTTTTAAGTGGTTTTTAGGGCTTGAAAAAGAAGAGATAGATATAATACTTCAAGAATTAGAAGAGTCCCGAGAAAGCGAGGAAAACAGCGAATTTACAAAAGAAGAAGAAGCGTTTGAGATGCAACAAAGAGAAAGAGAAAGTGAGGGAATGAAAAATAATGTGTAATACTTGTACCACATATCAGCCGATTACCTACGCACAGGCTCAACAATATGATCCTACCCGTACCCTGACCCTTAGAAGAGCGTTTGAAAGACAAATGAACAAGCGTTTTGATAAGTTAGCGAGGTTGGTAAGAGAGGCAATTGTTGATAGAGATGTGTTTGGGTTGATGAATGTACAAACGAATGCCCTTCCAAATCCAGGGGCATTTGATTTTCCAAGAACCTCACAGAAGGTTTCTGCTTTCATGGAATGGTTGAGAAATGAGATGCAGCGGGAGATACTACAGGTTTCAAATATTAATGCCATAGGGGAGTCAATAGATGCTGCATGGACGAATATGTATATTGCCGATAGTTATAAGAGAGGATTACAGAGAGGCAGAATAGAGTTGACAAGAGCCGGTTACACTGGTATTCCTTCAATAGAACAGACAGGAGGAATAGATGTGTCTTTCAATACTCCTGTTAATATAGACAGAGTAGGTACATTATATACAAGAGTATTTAATGACTTGAAAGGGATTACCGATGCTATGGATACACAGATTAGCAGAGTATTAAGTCAGGGTATGATAGATGGTGATAACCCTCGTACATTGGCAAGGCGGTTGAATAAGATTATAACAGGTAGAGGTGAGAATTTAGGAATCACTGATACATTAGGAAGATACATACCCGGAAAGCGTAGAGCCCAGATGCTTGCAAGAACAGAGATAATAAGAGCTCACCATTTAGGTACGGTACAAGAATATCGTAATTGGGGAGCTGAAGGTGTGCATGTGCAGGCAGAATGGATTACGGCGGG